TAAAAAATTAGCCGCAACTATCATAAGTATAAGAAAAACTAGTGCTGTTCAACCCGTTTACGAGCTTGTAAAAGAATCGTTCGTCGGTAATAAAATACCTGGTTCTATACCAGTTGACGGACAAACTACCTGGACATCAAGTACGAGTGTACCAGAATTTGAAACAGATTCTCTTAACAGGGCAGTTTTATTAACAGAATCTCCTCCCGGTAAGTATAATATTTACTCATACGACAATTCAACTGGAAATTTTATAAAGGTTGTAACAGCTGATTATGCTTATTCATCTATTTCTTTCTTAGAAAATATCTGGATCGTAACAACAGAGACATCAAAATATTTAACCTCTTACGATACGATACATTGGCGAGAAGTCAGTCCCAGTTCTTCTGGCGGCGCGATTGTTGATAAGATTTATGCAAAGAATGTTCGGCATCACAAATCTATACTCGTAACAGGAATTAATGAATCAGTGCTTGGTTTTAAACCTAAAGAATTAGCAAATAACATTGATAGGTATTTAGGATTAAGCTTATTTCATGATCGTACGGTTAAAGGAGGTATTAAAGTAAATATAGACGAAGAACTTATTGCAGATAGAACTAATTATATAATCGAAAGTTACATTACTCCTCTTAAAATTGTTCCACAGGAAGTATTTAAGGGTAATTTTGGAACACTTTATGAACCTAATGATGTTATTAAAAATGGTAATAGGATTATTATATGTGGAAATGGGGCGGGGAGGGCAGATGGAACGGAAAAAACATTAACACTCATAGAGAGTACTGAAATTTCAGATTACAGTTTTAGCCATGCTGGTTTTAGTAATACTTTTTTGGAAAACAAAGACGATATAGTATTTTTTGGCGCTAAGTCTCTTTATACAAATCATCGACTACAAAACAACAAAAAAGACTTTATATGTAATTTTGATATGGAACGATTCTATAGGGATACAAATGTATCCAGTGATATTATATATTGTTCAGGTAGTTATACAAAAGATGGTAATACATACGGTATTCTTGCTATTAGATCTTTGCCTTCGCTTAGTGAAAGATCGCAAAGTCACGGAAATACATATTTTTGGAAGTTAATATATGCACCCGGAACATCTTCAGATGATGTACCGATCACAGATTACGACCCTCCAATAGATTTTAATGAAATCCGCGCGCCTTGGCAAGATACTGTATTTGAAAAAATAAATGACATCGTTTTCGCCGATGACAAGGTGGTTATAGTAGGAAAAGGTATAGGTAATGCGAATCTATGTTTATCTGATGTATCTTATCCCGGCTGGTTTGGGTATTACGGTAGTAGTAGCACTAGCAGAAAGGTCGAACTCGAATTTGAAGAAATTTATACAGTTTGTTTTTACAAGAGACACTGGTTTGTCGGAGGTAGACCAAAATATAAAAAGGATACTGGTAATAATCTTATTAAAAATAATGTTTGCCTAGCTTATACAGACGACATCGCGAACAATAAATGGATTTATACATCTTTTCCGCTCCAGGATGGCGGCGAGCAGCTGGATCAGCTATCATCTAGTTCTATTCATGAGGTAAATAATATGGAAATTGTAAATATAAATGGAAATACATCTATTTTAACCAATATTAGCTATGTTGCTCGCGCCGGACCAGTGGTCGGCTTCACTTTTCCCGAAAAACTTATAATGGCAGTAATATTTATAGATCTAGATAATAGAAATAATTTAACTTTCAGTAATCACACCCCGTTTAAAAGCCCCGGTATAGAAGAATTTTCGGCCACGTCAGAACGAACCTTTAATGGTTTCTTGCTTGCGGAGGCTGCGCCGGGCTTTTCGGTTAATAGGGAAAAATGGCTCAATCGTCCATTCGACTTAGAAATAGATGGAATAAGTAGAAAAATAATTTCTACCATACATTCTCCAAAGACGAAAGATATGTATTACGTAGGATATAATTCTATTCAAGGTTTCATTTTAAATTCATATAGAGATCCATTTATACCAATTATAGATAAAACCGCAAATGGAGAATATCCAAAATTTATTAAACATATAAAATTAGGTGCCGAAACTTTAGCCAATAAGACGAGAGGACACTGTTACAAAATAGCAGAAGTTAAGGGGGACAATTTTATAAATGGAGTAGGTTCGGCTAGATATGTAGCAGTAGGTAAAGGAGTATTATCCCCTATATCTCACTCGGACGATTTTGAAAAATGGACGTATTCCGACGCTTCAAAAGTTTTTGATGTAGTATTTGATGTTGTACACAAGCACGGTGTATGGATTGCTATAGGCGAAGGGAAATATAATGTAGGACTGTCAAAAGATGGAAAATCCTGGACAGGAATATATCCCAAAAACCGCGCCAACTTAATGACAACATCGACGCATGATACCACTTTTAATTCATTCGCCTTTTCCGAAGGCGCGCAGAGACTAACAGATATTCTTCCTTATATACCAGAAATAAAAGGAATTTTCCTTAGAAATTTATCCATTCTTCGCCTTTTTAGCAGAATAGAATATCATGTAGGAAATCAGATCTGGCAAACCCTTACATTCGACGATATCAAAGCAATGTTAGACACGGAATTTGGGGCAGGGGAGTATGCTAATTTATTAAAAAATTGCAGCACAATAAATAAAAATGGGGTCACAGCGTTTACAACATGGATACCCGGTTTTACGAAAACACTAAATTCTAAATTAGAAACTTTTCATAATATATCTGAGAGTGGTTCATTCCCATCTGGATTATTAAAGGGTCAAAAGTTGTCTATTAAAGTTTATTATAACAATCTTGAAAATATAATAGGGACGAACGATTTGGTGTCTAGCAACATGAACAATAGAGTATTTGATAATTTTATGAATAATACATTAATTCCATGTGATAGAGACCCAAATTACTTTATCGATTCCTTTTTAGCAGACAATTACGGATTTCAGCTTGGAGACACTTACAGTAATGTAAATGGTGAGTTTAATTTAAAATTTTCAACAGAAATCCAACGATTAAGAGTTTATTGTAAAAAGTTTGAATTGGATGATACAGAAATAGATATATTCAATAAAGGAGTCGTTCAAAATCCTAAAATTACACAGAGTTTATATTTCGACGCAGATAACGCTGGAAATCTTCTATTAGATTTAGACGATTTTAATATGTACGCATCGCACATTATTATATCCGGATGGTTAACTTCTACTGTGTGCATCAAGGATATGAATTTAGAATTAAATGGATATTCTTATAATAAAACAATGACTCCGGACGTTATAGACTTTTCAACTAAGTTATATTTAGGTTTGAATTATAACAGATACACATTCAATGGTGTAGATAAAGAAGACGGAATAGGGTCTTTGGTTATACCACTGGCTTCTAGTGCCTATTCCGGGTCAAGTGTACCATTAGATAGATATAATAGTATTCGACTTAGAATAAACTTTAATACAGTCGCAGGTCCGAGATCTTATATCAATGTAACATGCGTAGGAACAACTACAGTATCTTACAAAAATAGTACAGCGAATATAGACCTTTTTTAAAATAGATAATTTATTTATATACATGGCGTAAACACCCAATTGAGATCTGCACATATTTTCTTCCATATATTTTCTTGTTCAAATAGTTTTTCTCTGCTTTTAAGCAAAGGAAAATATACAAGATACTCTTCTTTATTTAATAATTGAAAAAATTTATACAAAGTATAAGAATAACTTAAAAAATTTTTTCTATTCTTTGGGCAGTTTTTGTCAAAGGGGTCTTGTATATCATTAAACATATTAACCAATCTAACTTGAAGTTCATTATTAATAATTAATTGCTTATTACCGGTTATTTTATGAATTATATTTGGAATATGCTCATAATATTTATTGAATTTAAGTTTTTTAAGAAATTCTTTAATTTTAGAATATGTAATAAGAGACTTATCTTTTAATCTTTCTTTCTTAATTTCGACGACAAGTAAATTTATAACTTCATTAGGTATAAGAGTTCCTTCGCGGCCCTGTATTTGATTAATCCACTCTTTAA